GCGTAATCACAAACGCAGGTGTATCACTGCTTGCTGCATGGGCAGCAGGCGGGCACTCGCTGACGATTGACAAGGCAGCTGTCGGCAGCGGTTATCATCCGGCAGTCAATATGCGTATCGCTACTGCTCTGGTGCACGAAGAGGCACAGGCAGAGATTGTAGATACGGAAGAGGAAGAGGGCGGCACGCAATTTCGGATCCGCGTTGTGGCAACGACAGGAGAATCGTATGTCGCTCACGAAGTTGGAATCTGGGGGCATTTGGATAATGGCCCACAGACATTGATTGCATACCATGAGGATGCAGAGATAGGTGTAACGGTCCCGACACACGAAAGTATGCCGGGATTTTTCTTTGATCTGTACTGCGTCCACGCAATAGGAAATGACGGAACCATTAACATCGTTGTTGCAAGGACGACATTCGCGCTCCGGGATGAGCTTTTCGATGTCCGGCGCAGGATCGAGAGCATGACGTGCGGGATCGAGGATACCACGACCGCATCAATCGCATACAGGCAAGGACAATTCCTGATTTTCAGTGACAAACTCTACTATGCAGCAGTTGATATAGCAGCAGGCGAAACGCTTGTTGAAGGCGAGAACATCATAGAAACAAAGATCATGGAGCAGATTATAGAGAACGGCGTGAGGCTGTCTTTGATCGAGCACATGATCGTTCACAATGACTTCTACGCCCCGATTGATACACAATCACCGGACGGCGCAATCCTCACAGACGATGAGGGCGCAGCGATCCTTGCTGACTGGAAATACAAAATTATATAAGGAGGGATGGAATGTCAGTAATAAGCACAGAAAAGAAAAAGATCATGGAGCTTGAAGCCCTGGCAAAAGCGGAATCCACATTCTTCGTGTTAATGCACGACGGGAACGGCTTGAAGCGGATCACGTTAGATCTGGCAATGACAGGGCTGATATACAACAACGCAGGGGCGCACAACTCAATATACAGAGGCAAGTACCTCGGAAATCATGTCACGGATGAGCAGTGGGCAGAAATAGAAGCTGGGACCTTCCGCGATATGTATATCGGCGACTATTGGATTATCGATGGTGTTACATGGAGAATTGCAGCATTTGATTACTGGTTCGGATTCGGCGATTCTGCCTGCAATAAGCACCATATCGTCATTGTGTCGGACGGCAACCTGCTCAATGCTGATGGTAGCACAACGCATTGGATGAATGCGACAAACATCACGACAGGGGCTATCGTTGGATCAGACTGGTACACGGGAGCCAATGGCAATACCGGGAAAGCACAGTGCAGATCAAAAATCCAGAATGCGTTTGGATCCAGCCATATCCTGGTGCACAGGGAATATCTGGCGAATGCCGTGACAAACGGATATGAATCGGCTGGAGCATGGTACGACAGTGACGTGGAAATGATGACCGAGGAAATGGTTTATGGAGGAAAGATCTTCGGTAACGTGATCAACGGCACGAATGTCCCTACAAGTTATACCATAGGCAATTCACAGCTTCCGCTGTTCAGACTTGACCATACGAAGATCTGCAATCGTGCGCACTGGTGGCTGCGCGGTGTTGTTTCCTCCACGACTTTCGCGGTTGTGAACGACGACGGCCATGCGGGCTTCGGCAACGCGAGCAATACCTGGGTTGGCGTGCGCCCCGCTTTTGGTATCTGCGCGTAAGCGTTCTTTAATCCCCGCCCCTCGTGGGCGGGGATAATTCATGGTGGCTGAAATGAGTGTACCGAAAAACAGAAGAGACCAAAGCAGATTTGAAGCCGAGCACCAGTTCTACAAGCTCCGCAGGGAAGTGACGAATTTGATATTGTGCGATTTCGGCTTCCACGAAGAGAAATATTTGAAACAGATAGAGAGGTATCGAGAGAACCATAGCACAGCGGCAAACGTAGACGAAATCTGCGCGAGATGGGAAACCAAAAACCGGAGTTTTAATGTCTGGTTCATTGACGAGGAAGGTCGTGCAATCCTTGATCTTCTCAGGAAGATCTCGGTGGAATTCACGGTCGGCAACAGTATATTCCCGAGCGGAACACATGCAAAGGTTATGGAGTACCTGCAGCGCAGGTATCACATCGACAAGGCCATCGGATATTGCTACGCGCTGAAACACGAGATCCAATATGCGATCGAGATTCTGCCAGTTGACATCAATAAGTACGAGAGGTTCGCCATGATGATCGACAAGCAGATAGCCTTATATAAAGGTGTAAGACAGGCGAGCAATAAATTCCTGAAAGGCAGCAAAGGCAACGACAGCATAGAAGAAACGACAGGGACCATATTCGATGGTATAGCGACACTGATCAGGAAGATCTCAAGGATCGAATCAGCAGCAAAGTGAGAAATGCAGGGTAGCTTTTGATCGTGCGAACTGGTGGCTGCGCGATGTTGTTTCCTCCACGAATTTCGCGAATGTGAACAACAACGGCAATGCGAACTACAACAACGCGAGCAATACCTGGGTTGGCGTGCGCCCCGATTTCGGGAACACAGATAAGTCCTCGAATGTTAGGCAGTGTTTAGCCGAAAGGAAAGGCTATCCTTGCGTAAGGCTAAAAGAAAGCGCAGGAATGCGGAGTCGTGTGTGCCGACTTGCTCTATGCGATAAGATACGTCGAATCGATACCCGGAGCTTAACCGAAAGGAGCCACACAGAAAGAATGGAACCGCTGACTGATTTGAATGCGCTGCATGATGCTTTCCTTGCGAGCATGAAAGGGAGCGCATGGAAAGAGGAACCGCAGCGCTTTGAGAGCGACTGGCTGTCAGAGATCGTACAGCTGAAGCATGAGATCGAGACCAGGACGTATGCGACATCGAAAGGGACGGAATTCACGCTGAACGAGCGCGGGAAGATCCGTAGGATCCACGGGAGCAGCATGCGTGACAGGGTGGTCAGACATGTGCTGTGCGACAGGGAGATCGATCCAACAATAAAGAAGTACCTGATCTACAATAACGGCGCATCCCAGAAAGGGAAAGGCTTGTCCTTTGCCAGGAAGATGTTCGAGAGGGATCTGCATAATTACTGGCTGCATTACCGGACGAACGAAGGATACGTCGGCTTTGTTGACCTATCGAAGTTTTACGATAACATCCGGCACGACAAGATCCGGGAACTGCTGTATCCGCTGATAGGAGAACTGCCACAGTGGGTGATGGACATCATACTGAAGTATTTCGAGGTGGATGTCAGTTATATGTCTGACGAAGAATTTGCTCACTGCATGGAGGAGAAGCATGATTCCGTGTCGTATTACGAAAAGATTCCTGATCATTTGCGTACTGGCACGAAAATGATGCCGAAAGGTGTCGATATCGGAGACCAGGTAAGCCAGAGCATCGGCGTATTCTTTCCGACCAGGATCGACAACTACGTCAAGATCGTCCGTGGAGTCAAATGGTACGGCAGGTACATGGACGATATGTACATCATCTGCAAGGACGCTGAAGAACTGAAAAGCATCATAGCAGGAGTATGCGAGATTGCTGACAACCTCGGTCTGTTTGTCAACAGGAAGAAGACGCACATTGTCAGGCTTGACGGAACGTACAAGTACCTGCAGATCAAATACACGCTGACCAGTACAGGGAAAGTGATACGCAGGATCAATCCCAGGAATGTCACGCGTGAGCGCAGGAAGCTGAAGGCATATAGGAACCTGCTTGACAAAGGCAAGATATCGTATGCGGACATAGAGCAGGCGGCGAGATCGTGGATTGGAGATTTTTCGAGGATCATGTCAAAGAGACAAAGGAAGCACATGAAAGACTTGTACATGGAGCTATTCGGGAAAGAACTCAAATGGAAATGAAGTGTGGAACTGAAGAAGTGAAGGAGGAACTGAAAATGACAGCAACGATCCATTTCGTAAACCGTAGTGAGATTGTGGTTGATAAGAGCAGCGATTGCTATATCACAGACGAGAAGCCAGCTTTCCCCGACCCGCTCGGGGAAGTGGTTGTAGTCTCCGAAGAAGGCGAACGGCACATCATGGACGCGACACTGATTGAGTGCGCGAGCGTGGATGGCAGGTATTGGTTTGCCTTGATGGAGACACCTGAAGATGTGAAACTGCGCAGGAGGATCGTCGAACTGGAGAAGACAAACGGAATGCTCCAGGATTGCCTTCTTGAGATGTCGGAGATTGTCTATGCGTAAGTTTATAATGACAGTTTTGTGCGGAAAGGAAGGGGGTGAAGACATGATGGCTATGCTTTGGTGCCAGCAGATTCTGCTTGGGAAGAAGACCTATGCGCAGGTCCCGAGGCTGCTCAAAGAGCAGGTCGCAGAACTGCTTCGCGACAGCGGGAGAGAAGATCTGATTATCGAATGATTGTCAGGCTATAAAAGGTAGTGGCGTCGGAATGATCCGGCGCCATATTCCGTGTATTACACAACAACCCCAATGTGAAGGGCAGGATTTAATGACACTGAAAACTCTTATTGACACAATTGACAGGCAGGAGAAGATCATAGATTTACAGAAAGACGTGATCAACGATCTATTCCAGCTTCTCTCCATGCATATTTCTGCAGATGAGCTTGATAGCCTGGATGCTGTAAAGAAGATCAATTTTGTTGCGCAGTTAAGAGAGGACTGACCAATGGATATTGCAACTTCAGTCGTAAGCGTCCTGATCGGGGGCGGGATTCTTGCGTTTATCCAGTTTTTGATTCAGAGGCACGACAGAAAGCATGACCGGCTGAAATCAGTTACGGACAGCATCAATGTGTTATCAAAGAAAGTAGATGGACGGTTTGACACCCTCGACCGGAAGATTGATACCGTAGATGCAAAAGCTGACAGGAACAATACCGTTTCATGTCGTGTCCGCATCTTGCGATTCGAGGATGAGTTGCAGGCAAAGCAAAGACACAGTAAAGATTCGTGGGATCAGGCTATGAGCGATATTGACGCTTACGAAGATTACTGCGATAAACACCCGGATTTCAAGAATAATCAGACAGTGGCGACTGTCGCGCATATTAAGCATGGTTATAAAGAAAGACTGGAAAAGAGAGACTGGACATATTAAGGGAATACATACGGAGGAATGAATGGAATGAAAATCGATTTGACACCTATCCTGCAAGCGGTCATTGCGCTGCTTGCGTCGATTATCACCTATAAGCTGGTACCATGGCTGCAGAGCAGGTTGGATGCACAGCAGATGGAGAACCTTCACGTTGCTGCAAAGGTGGCGGTTTTTGCAGCGGAGCAGTTGGCGGAAACCGGAGTAATCAGGGATAAGTTGAGTTATGTCAAATACCGGCTGGAAGAGCAGGGGTATGACCTTGACGAAGAAACCATAAGAGACGCCATAGAAAATGCGGTAAAGGAATTAAAAGCCGTTCCGGTTCCAACAAAAATATTAGATTCCGCAGAATCGGTACGAGAATACACGCCCATCGTGAAGCAATAAAAATGCAAAGCCGAATATGTTGTATAAAGAAGAAGCCCCGGCGGGCAAATAGCTGGGGCTTCTTCTTTTTATAAAAAAGCAGATTGACATATTTGAGGATGGTGAAAACACATGAAGGTTGTAGAGCCGATAAGGGATATCGATATACTGCAGTGCTGCTATGACATTGCGAGGGAGCACGACAAGCATAAGAAGACAGGCGAGGTAAGCTGGGAGTTGATACTGCTTGTCGGCTTTAATACTTCGCTACGCGTCAGTGATTTCACAAGGTTTAAGGTGTCAGACCTTAAAGGAAAGGATTATGCGCAGATCCAGGCAAAAAAAACCGGGAAGGAAGCGAGGATCCTTATAAATCCGGCAGCAAGAAAGGATATAAACCGATTACTCAGAGACAGGAAATCCGACGAATATGCATTCCAAAGCAGGCAAAAAGACATGGTGACGCACAAGACAAGGCCGATATCAAGGCAGCGTTGCTATCAGATCATCAACCGGATCGCAAAAAAAGCAGGAGTGCAAGAGCGGATTGGTTGTCACACTCTCCGAAAGACTTTTGGGTATCACTACTACAAGAAAACAGGTGATGTTGTTTCATTGCAGCGCATTTTGTGCCACACGAGCAGGAGGGAGACCCTCGTTTATATCGGTGTGGTCCAGGACAACATCGACAAGAGCCTTATGGATTTCACAATGCTTGTAGGCAGGCGCAGGACGGCAGCGCTTTAGCGCAGAAAGGAGATAAATTGACAAAAAATGATTTGTTCCTGCAGGCACTTAAAGAAATGAACGCGACCATGAAGCAGGATATCAAAGACGGGAATCTCTGGAAATACTGTAACGTCACAAAAAAGAAAGAAAAAACATTCTTTATGGCAAGGAAAAAGAAGAAATTCCTTGCCAACTGTGTCGATGGTGTCCAGTGGGCGTGCAAAATCGCGGGAATACCGGCCTCCGCTCTTGCCTGGTACGGGCAGGAAGGCGGGGGGATCGCATGGTGCAGCGCAAATGCGGAATCAAACGCCAGGAGATACTTTGAATTGATCAAAGTCGGAGAACGGACTGTATCACAGCTTTTGAATGATGGTGTGATATAATATGAAGCATAAAAGGAGTAATACTGGGGAGACAGCCCCGACAGCCTTTTGTATAG